GACTTTTATTAGTGCAAAATGTTGCTTCTCAATTTCGGGTTCTAGCTTCTCACCTACAAACCACCAAATGTAATAGATGAAATAACCCAACCCAACTGCCATAACGATTGGAAATCCGTAATCACTTATTACCGCTACAAGACTTTCCATTAGATGAACAATAACCCTAACAGAAATCCTATGTTGAGACCCAGTGAACACATGAGAACAAAGTCCCTAGTAAATGTGTATTCAACCATTACTATTTCATTTCTCATTAGTCACGTCTCACATCTAGTTTTCCATCTTCTATAAAATTTTCTGCACGTGCTACACGTTCTATATCGGGACGGAGTTCCAATGCAGCGGAAACTAGCATGTCAATCTTAATCATTTCATTTGACATGGTTCTTGCACGGTTCTCTAGTGAGTTGCAAAACATTGTTAACGTTTTAATGTCGTCAACTACGCCTTCTAGAATTTGTTTGATGACTATGAAGATAAAAAATCCCATCACAAGGCTCCCTGCAATCGGGGCTCCCACTTCACCTATCAAAACAAATATATCATTCATGCAATTATTTATTCTTTTCACTTTCTTATACGCCAAAAAAAGGGACTCTTTTGAGTCCCTTCTCAAGACATCGTAAAGAGTTATTTCAATTGTTCACGAATTTCGCTGATGACTGCAGCCTTTGCGCCAGATTTCTTAACCTTAAGGTTCTTCTTCTCTGCAAGTTCTACCAATTGATTCTTAGTTAATTTTTTTAACTCTGAAACCGTTGGTGCCTTTGGCTTGGATGGTGTAGTCTTCTTAGATACTGAAGATTTTTTCTTCTTATCTTTGACAACGAAAAACACGAATGCAACAGCCAGTATTGCTACTATTACTATTCCGTCCATAATGTTCTCCTAATTAAATTACTTATCAAGTAATGGGTTCTTGTCCTTTGCTTTACCTATTGCTAGAGCAAAGACTTCTATGTATTTATAGCACTTTGCCCAAAGAGCATCGTCTTTTGGTGTGTCCGTCATCATTACAATGACTGAACATATAGAAATAATCGCTGGTATTGCTGACATGAATGCCCAAATACTACTTATAAAATCCCACATATGTTTTCTCCGTTAGTTGTTAACAGAGGTATTTATCTATTTAGACCCACCAATAGAGTATTTTGTGGTCAATTTCCAGTTGGTTTTCTCTTTGTATGGAATGATTTTGATTTGGGATAGGGGTGCAGTAGGTTCTACTATCTTAGAAGGGTCAACCAAAGTAATGAGTTTCCATTGTTCTAGAAGCTTACAGATAGTATTTCTTCTACCAATATCAGACTCATCTATGTTTGTAGGTTTACCATCGAGTTTGAACAACTCTTTGAAGTGAGTGATGTAGTAATGACCACGCTTATGTAGGATATGACATGATTGAAATAGTTCCTGTTCTCTTCTAGACGCAACACCTATGCGTGATAGTGTTTCCCTTATCTTTAGGAAATCATCTTTTTCGGGGAAGGTTACTTCGACTAATTCTGAAACTATTTTTTCTTGTGCATCATCCATTGTTATTACCACCAGTATTCATTCTGTTTTTCAACTCACGTAATTCTTTATCAGATAGAAGCGTATAAAGTTCTTTAGCTTCTCGGGTTGACATCTGATAATATTCTTTTACGACATCGAGTTTTTTACTAACATATGGTTTAGACCACTTAGAAAATCTTTGTCGTTTTCGTAAAGTATTTAGGAAAAACACATATTGAAGACGGTTGTCTACACCGTGACGACAATTCATTTCGTTAGTAAAGAAAACAGAATCTTGGTGGTAAGACAAAGATTTGTTTATTAGGAATGGTTGATATGCTTTCTCTTCGATATCATCAACCATGATATCAGTTTTATCGGAAGAGACCGACTTGACAAAATCGAATGGATTCCGTTTTTGCATCTTAAGTATTTCTTATGTAAGAATCGAGTAGTTCTTGACCACTAAGAGCTTCACCGAAGTAAATAATCTCACCGCTTGACTTTATTGTTCTTTGTACGACACCGTTGTTGTATTCAACGTCCAGTACTGAACCATCATTACGTCTAGTGTCGTACCACATTGAAGTGAATGAATGTGCATGGATGGATTTAACACCACTAGCCCATTCTTCAGCTTCTAGTAATAGTCTTTGTCGTTCTACTCTCTCGTTATGTTCTGTCATTTGAACTTACATTCTCCCATGATTTCAGTTAGACAAGCAACAAAGTTTATCTCTGAATCCATTGCAAATGCAGACTTGTATTGATAGTCTGCAATAATTAACACACACGCTGGAATTGATTGGGGCTCCAATTGTAATTCTAACGCATTGAAAACTTTTCTGAATAATGTATTAAAGTCATTATCTGAATTAGTACCAACCCATTTTCTCATGGCTGACCAATTCTTTTCTTTGATGTTATTAATCAAGGGGGTTAACTTCTCTTCGGAGAGAGTTGAAATTAACCCACTATCAATAACACCACTTGCACCGTATCGTTGAATCTCATTGAGGACTCTTCGAAAATCGGGGAAGAATTTCATGATGAGTTCTGCAAGAACTCTTTCATCGGCCTCAATGTTTTCTTGTACACATATTCGTATACATCTATCCAACATCTGTTGTGCAAGTTGTGGTTTTAGTTTTGGTGTGATACCAAAATCAATAACTGTAGTTCTAGAATGTAATGGTGGAATAATCCTATTCTTGTAATTACATGTAAAGATAAATCTACAGTTGGATGAGAACTCTTCTATAAAGTTTCTCAAAGCTGGTTGAACTGAGTCTGCAGAAATGTAATCTGCTTCGTCAAGGATTACGACCTTTGCACCACCCGATAATGAAACCGAAGATGCAAAGTTCTTAATCTTTGTTCTGAGTGTGTCAATCAAACGTCCTTCATCAGAACCGTTGATTACTATAAAGTCTGCATCGAGTTCGTTACACAATGCTTTTGCAACTGTCGTTTTACCGACACCTGCTGACCCACACAATAATAGATTAGGTACTTCTCCATTCTTGACAAATTCCTTAAAGGTATCTTTAAGTTCCTTTGGCAGTATCGTCTCTTCAATTGTTTGCGGACGATACTTTTCTACATAGAGAAACTCATTCATAAGAACAAACCCCCCACCGAGTTTGCAGTGCAGTCCACCCAATGATGAGTGGGGACTACTCCCGCGTATATTGCAGAGACTGGCACAATATTCACACTACTATTATATAGGTTATACATTGTATTTGCTATCTGGCTCCAGTGCAATAAAATACTCTAAGTCTACATCTGCATTATTGAAATGAGATATACCTTTTGATGATACTTGAACATCATAGTTACCATCTAGAATTTTAAGATTCTCCATCTTGAAATTCATTTCATAAGATGTCCCATCACTTTCTGCTTCTACAATTCTTGAGAATGTATTAGAAGTAGGACTCTTCTTATCTGTAACAACTAATGTTACTGTAGTACCATCTGATTTGAGAATCAAATCATTAACACCTAGAACAGCTGCAGCTTTCTTAAGGTCGGTCAATAGTGTTGACGTTACTTTGAAAGTAATCTCTGCCTCTGGCATGGTTATCATCTTCTCGGGTGCAGTTACCATACCTTCCGCTGCATAGAAATATGCAAGAGAGGAATTGTTATCTGCCACAGACAATGAGGAATCATTGAATTGGAAGTCGGGGTCGTCCATTAAAGACGTTGCACCTAAGAATTCTGGCAGGTTGTAGATACTGAAGTCTTGAGGAAAGTCCTCAGCCACAGTTGCTACTGCAAGAATGTTTTTCATATTGGAAATAGTTTCCAGTTTGTTGCCTGTTTTGACTCGAATGCCCGAGTTGATTGTTGAGAAGTTCTTTAGAACATCCTTCGTATCATTACTAATTTTCATCACTAGTTAGTCTCCTTATAGGTATCGTGGTTGTACAATGCAAGGAATCCATAGTGGATAACCTTGAGAAGGTCAGCACGATTATATCCGCCCTTCTTGCCGTATCGTTGTGCATATTTCATCACGTTACCGATACAAAATCCTTCACCGTGTCCACCGTCCATGATAAACTCAGTTGCCTGAAACTTATCTTTGGAGTAGTGTTCACCGTATGTCTTGTCTACGTAGAGTTTGAACTCTTTGAGCAGCCTCTCTTCGTTGTATTTGTAATCTATTTGTCTTGGCATGGTTCTATTATACTACCCTTGTTCTGATTGTGCAATAGTGTTTTCTAACAAAGTTTTCTTTTGTATAGGGTTTATTTCTCTATACATTATATTGTATCCACTTCCACCTTGAGCTTGTATAAGCAAATTCATATTATCTAATTTTTTCTCAAACTCAATTTTATTTTTTGCAAAATTGTTCCAGTATTCGATTCCAGTGTGATAATATAATACCACTAAATCTTTCTTAGACCTTACGGCTTTAGAAGATAAGGACTTAGACCATTCATTAAAGAATCCTCTTAACATTCCACTAGAAGTTATAATGCAATGTGTAGTTTTGTCCTTGTATTCATTGTTTGCTTCTTCTTGAGCAGCTGCTTTTGTGGTTTTAACAAATTTCTCATTTGGTGCAAGGCCACTTGGTTTTAAAAGCTGTTTCTTTATTTTAGCCTTCAATGATTTTAAGTCGTTAGAAGAAAAACCATGTCTTTTTAATTTGACAGTCACAACTGGGTCGTCATGCTTCTTATTATTATCTTTACAATATTGAACGATAGTGTTGACGATAGTTGTAGTGTCTTGAGCTTTAGGTTTAAAGTCATGTTCTGCATTATCTAACTGACCAATCTCTTGGAGTTCAGTCTCAATAAGTTTTGACCACATTGATTCGGGTATAAAAATAACTGGTAAAGTTATATCAGAGTCTTCACCAAAATATTTCTTACCAGCTGCACATGTATGGTTTTTACTAAGTCTTGTGTGTTTACCCTTTCCTTTAAAGTTCTCTAGAACAATCAAGTGTTTCTCAGATAGTTCTCCAGTCCAAAAGGAAGGGTCGTCCATTAATTTGTCATATATTTTTTTGACATGTGAAGGGTCAACTCCATCTTCTTCTCTAACTTGATATGTATCCCACCCAAGTATTTCTTTTAAAGCGTAATCACCAGTTTCATAAAATTTACTTTCAAGTGCTTCTAGACATTGAATAAAGAATTTTGATTCTGCTTTGAATGCACCCGAGTTAGATTCATTGTAGTATTCTTTACTTAGTTTTGCATCGTTATCATGTAGATAATCTTGTTCAAACTTCCTACACTCTGCTTCAGTTCCAGTAAATAAAACTTGATACTCTGAATCATATGTAGCCAAATCTTTCTTATAAGCTGAACTGTGAGTCACCACCGTTCCTTGATAAGTTCCATCGGGGTAACCAATTTTACTTCCCATGTATTTGTTCCTACCCCTCTTCTGAACTACTACAAGATAGCAGTGATAGAGGCAATCTGCCTCTAACACACTATTACATTTCCAATTAATCATCATTGCTGTCACCTTCTGTAGTTTCCTCAGCATTCAAGTCTACCCCAGCATCAATCTTGGAGTAGAGGTCGAGGATACTATTTCTAGTTTCTTCATCGAACCTTGAGATACACATTGTGATTGACTTCAACTTGTCATTGAACATTCTGAATGCATTGACAATGTGAACCAACCTTCTAGTCGTGACAACATCATCGATACCACCTTCGTAGTATGTCTTTCTGATTATGTCAGCCCAGTCGACAAGCTTCTCAACGAAGTCTTCATCAACGGCACCAGTCAATTCCATTTCTTTTGCAAGGATTGACTTCTCAGTTTTCACTGGTGGATATTCTTGTTGCATCGTGATTGCAAATCTTTCCAACATTGCTTCATTCATGATTTGAGTCCCGATGAATTTACCATCGTCTGACCCTTGACCTTTCGTGTTTGCAGTTGCAAGGATTGTGAAACCTTCTTTAGGTGAAACCCACTCACCAGTTTTCTTGATTAGGTATCCTTTACCTTCAAGAACTGATTGTAGACACATCAACTTGTTTGAACCCAAGTCAACTTCGTCAAGAAGTAACACGGCACCTTTTCTCATTGCTTTGATAACTGGGCCTTCTCTGAAGACAACGTTACCATTAACAAGAGTGTGACCACCCATCAAATCATCTTCATCGGTTTCGATGGTGATGTTGACTCTGTAAAGTTCTCTCTTCAATTGAGCACAAGTTTGTTCAATCATAAGAGTTTTACCATTACCACTCAGACCAGTAACGAATACTGGAAAGAAGATTTTGGATTTAATAATATTTTTGACATCTTTGAAATGTCCAAAAGGAACATAGTTAGACATCTTCTCGGGAATGATTTTAATTCCATCATCGAGTAGATTAACTGACTCTGTTTGTGCAGCCACTGGCATATTACTTGGGGAAGCAATTGACACCACTGGTGCTGGAGCAACAACACTAGTTGCACTCTCTGAATATCCACCGTTGTAACCACCGATTACAGCTTGAAGATTGTACAACAAAGGCCCAGTCTCTTGAGCTTCTTTGAAGTTATACTTCGAGGATTTTATCCATGAAGGGAAATATCCATCAAAGGCATCTTTGATTTCTTTCCTTCCAAAGGATTCTTGGTTAGGGAATTTGTTGACCAGTTCTCCCAAGAACTCCACCCTATCGGGTGTGTAAGAAAATTTCTTACCGTTTACGTCAATTGAATTTATCATAGTCTCTCCGTTTTTCAATTCTTTTCTCATCTTTTATAGTATATCAAAAAGCCGATGGCACTGTCAAGGCTATTTCAGCGACTCGAATCTAGTTCCCATCTTCTCCACACATTTAATAATACCCTTCTTATTCTTCTCAGTAAGATACTTCTCACCTTTATTGACCCAAATTCTGAATGCAAAACACTCCTTCTCTTCAGTCTTGCACTCATTAATCTTTGGACACTCATGGAAGGTGCATGGGGCAGGCCCAACATCCATCACTGCATCAGCAAACTTTGAATAGTCTGTATTGTGATTAATGTAATATGCATCGTCTACTCTAAGTGGTTCTCTATTCATTATGAAATCTCCTTTATAAATTCATTTGTTAAAAATCTTGAAGTTGTTTTTGCTTTCTGATTTCTCTTGAAAGCAGCCATCACTTTTGACTTCTTGGCGTCAACCAAGTCGTTATCTAATTCGTCTGAACCATCAACACCAAGTGAAGAAGTTGCAGTCAAAAACATTTTGTTGTAGCCGTGACAATCAACAACCAAACCATTCTTTCTAATCTCACTCCAAAGTTGTCTGTCATTGTCCCACCATGTATCTTTTAAAGAAGTGTAACCTAGGACTTCACCCATGTCTCTCTTCTTGTCTAGAACAAAGTAACCAGTGATAGTGACGTTGCAAGTTTTAGAAATCCAAGACAATAAGTTCTGAGTCTTTTGGAAAGCAGATTGATTATAGTATCTACTTCTTTTTTTGTCACCGTAAGGGAAAACTTTGTTTGAGTATGGGTCAATTATTTCTTCAATAGTTTGCACACCCCAAGAGTCAATCCCTTGCTCTTTGGCCCATTCATTCTTTGCATCTGATGAAACATTTAGTAATGGACTTCCGTGTGAGAATCCATCGGTGATTACAGTCAAGATACTTTTCTCAATTCCGTAAGCACTGTTGAACTCGGGTAACAATTTTCTCATTGCAACCAAGCAATGGTCAAGTGGTGTACCACCAAGTCTGTAAGCCATTGGTCTGATATCTGTGTCGAACCAAAAGTATGGATTTGTTTCACAGTCTATTGCAAACTCACCATCGTAAAATGCATTGTGCAACTCTTCAGTTTTATTTGTACTTCTCCAACCCAACTTACCTAGGAAGTGACACATCCATAATGAAGCAACGTTGTTCATCATTTCTCTATACTTCTTGTTGTTCATTTCGTTAGAGAACAATTCAACTAGGAAACCTTCGTCACCCATTCCTGTCCACTCTTCTCTATTGTAAGCATCTGTGAAGAGATAAACTCTGTGAGGGATGTTTGCTTTTCTGCAGAACTCTGAAAGAATGATTGCTTGTT